TTATCTATTGCCTTGTGGTTTAACATCTATATCTACTGCCATAGCGGTTGTCCAGTTACCTGTTGGACTAACTTCTAATCTATGGTATCTTCCAGCACTTCTTAAATCTGCTCTACCTTCTGCTGAAGTAGTAGATGAATCTCCAAATATAACTGCATCATCTAATTCTCTACGACTTGCTATTTTAATTGTAGCTGAACCATTATCAATTTGTGGTCTTGCTAAAGTGACAACAGAATTATATCCAACTTCTACATCTGTAGTAATGAGTTCAGAGTTATAATCTGAACCAGTAAATGTTACAATTTTAGTATCTTCTGCACCAGCAAATAAGAATTTACCACCAACCCATAATCTTGCGTCTAACGAGGCTGGCATAGTATCTATGTCTGTGTACCCTAGAGTACCTAAACCTTCTAAAGTCGTTCCAGCAGTCGCTATATCGCCTACAACAGTTGCTACTGTATCAGCTCTTGACCATCTCTGTAATTGCCAATTGTAAATAAGAATACTTCTGCCACCACTATTATTTGCATAATTCCAAACTACTATTTTTCTTTTAGGGTCAGCAGATGATGACATAGAATCTATACTTTCTAAAAGTACATCATTAAAGAAATACTTATCTATTTTTTCATTTCCAATTCCTGTAACTGATTGACCATCTGTTTGATAAAATCCATCATCAGATAAAAAGAAACTTAATCCACCATATTGTGCTATTGAGCCACCTGCTATACATCCTAATCCTCTTGATATAGTATCAAACTGAAAGAATAAAGGAGAGCCAGTATATGACATTCTAGCTATTGCTTTTTCTAAAAATACAATTCCAAATTCACCGCCAGTAATGCCAGTAATATTTCCACCATCAGGCATAATCTGAAAATCAGATTGTGAGGTTGTTCCAGATACCCAATCGGTGGCATCATTAATATCCGACCATTGAACTTTATTAGCTGTACTTCCTATGTTGGCACATACTACAAAATCTCTTACCACTGTAATAAACTTTGCTCTAGGAGCTGCTGTTGCTAAATCAGCAAATGCTGTAGAAGTACCTATTGTCCATCTTTGTACTTTAGCTGTATAATTTACTGCTAAAACTTCAGCACCAAATAATGCAAAATTCCATGTAGATGTTCCTGTATATCCACCTGCTAATGATTTATCTTCTAATGCTTCTGTAGCTGCGTTAAACTTAAATAACTTACTAGCTCCACCTGCAAAAATAACTACCTCTGAACCAAATTTAGCTGCATATACAGAGTTTAAGTTTTCAGATGCTGCACCACTAAAGTCTACTGCATTTGGAAAAGGCGAATATCCTACTGATACTGGAAATACATTTTTAGCATCAATTAAACTTCCAGCATTAGCTGGTTGGTCTGGTAGCCATTCTGTGAACTGCAATCTTGTTGTTGGCATTAGTTTACCTGACCTCCTGATATTGTTCCTGATGTAACATAAGTAATATAAGAATGTCCATCTATAGCATTACCTGCTGTGCCACCTGGATATACAACTGCTGCACCATTTTGACCTAAATTACCACCAGTTCCACCTATTCTAGTTCCAGTTCCTCTTGTGTCATCAGAGCCAGCACCGCCTAATGTTATTGTTCCATCTGATGCTCTAGGAGAGGTATTTAATCCACCTCTACCACCAGCTCCTATTCCACCATAACCTTCTGCAACAGTTCCAGAAAATCCTTGATTAGATGTTGGTACACCATCACCAGGAAGTCCAGTTTCTGTTTCTGTGGTAAAATGCCAGCCACCTGCACCACCTCCACCACTTCCAGCAGGGTGATAAACTACACGACCACCAGCTCCGCCACCACCACCACCACCACCACCAATAATTCCATTATTAGTTAATGACATTGGAAATCTTGTTTTTAAACCAACACCACCATTTCCTCCAGGTTGCCCAGCCGCTCCCTCACCTTGAGTCCCATATCCACCATTACCACCTCTTCCAGCAATAATTGCATCACTTGGTAATGAAAGTCTTACAGAACTTCCAGAAGGTAATGAGCCAACATCAAATGCAGGAGTAGCTGCTAATGTAGATACAAAATAAGTACCATCTGCTACTGTTACAGAAACAATGGTTGGTGCAGTAATTCCTAAATAAGTAGCTAAATTAAAATCTTTTTGTAGTCCAGATAAGCTAACATAAGTAACACCAAATATTAATTCCCAAGTGCCTGAATTTTTAGCATAAACTTCATTTACTTGTTTCCATACGCCACCATCTTTAACAAGCACTTCTTTAACTTCTTTAAAAGTTCCGCCATCATTAACATTAAGAGATGACATTGTTTAAACCTTATACCAAATATCACCATCAGCACCACCACTAGGACTAGCAGTAGAAATTGTTTTTGTTCCAGTAGCGTTACTTCCTATAGAAGTTACATTTATAGAATTAATAGAGCCTGCGGTTGTCCATGTTCCACCAGTAATATTAACAGCATTAGCATTTTGAGTGGACATTGTGCCTACAGTTCCAACTTTAGTATTAACAAAAGCGGTAGTGGCTAATTGAGTTGTGTTAGTTCCAGCAGAAGCAGTTGGTCCAGTTGGTACACCACCTAATATAGTTGTTCCTGTTACAGATAAATTACCACCAACTACAAAGTTATCTCCATCAGAGCCTACTTGTTGCTCTTTGATCTGACTCATTGCCATTCTAATAGCATTATTCACATTTGCTGGTGGCATACCTTCCGCAATATTAATTCCACCTATGTCTGTATTGTCTGCTGGCGTTGCTGACCATTCACTTATTTTATCTCTACTCATAATTTATACTATCCTATTCCATGTGTTTGAAGTTACAGGTACTACTGTCCAATTGTTACCTTGAATATGTCCATCTGCTATTACTGTTCCTGTTGCTGATATTGCTGCATCACCTGACCAAGTGACTACACTACTTGCAGTTACAGTTGCAGAACCAGTAATGCTTCCCTCTGCTGATACTGTAAATCCACCTATTCCTGCTAAAGTGCCAGTTCCAGATATAGAGCCTGTTCCATAAACAAACTGTCCAGCAGTTAAGGCGACTACTGTGCCTGTTCCTACTATTGCTCCAGTACCTAATACTATTTGACCTGCTGTTATTACAGCTAAAGTAGCTGTTCCATTTATTCCAGCATTTCCCTCTACGATCTGACCAGTAGTTATAACTGATAAAGTAGCTGTGCCATTTACACTTCCAGTTCCATAAACAAATTGTCCTGCTGTCAGTACAGTTACAGTTGCAGTTCCATTAATTGCTGCAATTCCACTAAATGTAGAACTTGCTAACGAGCTGAATGGTACTTCTGAATATGTACTTATACCAAACATTGTTTATCCTTTTGGATTATCTGTTTTTACTTTTGCTATTGCATCTTCCCATGTTGTTGTGCCATCAACTGAATCATGATATTGCATATCTAGTTGGTCTTGCCATGATGGATAAGCTAATTGTCTTGCACCTTTCCATGCGTTAGCTTCTACTTCTGCATGAGCTGCTAATTCTTCTGCTGTCCAATCTACAACTTCTGTAGTTGTTGTTCCATCTGAATGATGGGTTACTATTGTGTTTTTTTCTGCTGCCATTTTGTTTCTCCGTTATTATTTTATTATTATATCTGTTATTTATGTTATCGTTATTTAAGTCCGTAAACTCTAATTGACCCAGCATCAAAAGTAGCTCCGCTTGACCAACCAAAAGAGATTGATGTTACCGATGTTGTAAATGCGTTATTATTACCTAATCCTCCTGACAAAAAAGCTACTGGTTGTGATGGTACAGCCATATCATTAGGAAGAAAAGCAGTATAAGTACCAGTAGCTAGTTCAATGTTTGAAAATGATGTCCACCTAAAAGATGAGGGTATACTATAGTTACCTAACCCATATGCACCTCCAGTATTAGGAGTAAATTGTAATGCTTGACTTGTTCCAGAACTATGGCTTACTTGTTGAGTTGTTATTAATACAAATTTAAATCCAGTTAAAGATATAGTACCTGTAGTATGAGATTCTCCTGAAGTAGTAGTTAATGTAGATAATAATGTCATACCACCACCACCTGGTGCTGCCCAAGCATTATCACCTCTTAAAAATGTAGAACTAGATGCTGTTCCTGTTGCTGATAACTCTGCTATACCAATAGCATCATCTGCCATTAAAGCATTTGTTATTTGACTATCATTTACTTTAGCTGTGGTAACAGTATCGTCTTGTATTTGACTAGCACCTGTAGAACCATTTATTGTTGTTGCCATTAGACAGTTGCTCCCTTTAATTCATCTACAGTAGTCATACTATCTACTTGGTTTGTAATATCTCGTAATCTTTGTTTTTCTGTAACTATGTCTGATGTATCTGAACCAGATTCTTGAGCTTGCATAAATAATATATCTTGTGCTTCTAATAAAGGTTTTCTTTGTTCACGAAGTTTGTTTTTAGTTATATCTTTAGCTTTGCTAATATCTATTGTTATTTCAGAATCCCAAATCCATGCATTTCTAAAAGACCTATCACTTGATATTGTGTTTACATCTACTATGTTATATTCTTTGCTAGCTGGAACATCTTTAGCAGCAATTTCTTCTATAGATAAACCACACTCATCAGTAGGAATTAATATTGCTAAAGTTCCTTCATCTGTTGTATATATTATTCTTGAATTCATTTTATTTTCCTTATCTAAATATTGCAATAGTTATTTCAATTTGGTCACGAGAACTACCACCTGGAGTTGTTGATCGAATACGACAAGATGATGCTGACCAATCTGGTCGTGTAGTATCATTAGAGCCATTTCCTGTAACAACACTTTCTACCCTTCCAGAACATAGACTTACTGAATAATTATCATCTGGCATAGCAGTTGCAAAATTTACTGTAAAATCTCCTTCACCATTATCTGAAAGACTAGAAACATTACCATTGCCACGAACACTAACTGTTCCATTAGTATCAAGATTTGCCCATGCTCTTGCAGAGTATGATGGAGCAGAACCTGATGCTGTTGATAGTTTTGCTGCTGCTGGTAAATCTGTTAAAGCCGAGCCATTGAGTGCTGGCAAAGTACCAGATAATCTAGCCATTGGTAAAGTACCAGTTGCAATATTACTAGCATTTAAAGCTGTTAAAGCAGAGCCATTGAGTGCTGGTAATGTAGCTGGGAATCTAGCATCTGGAACTGTGCCTGATGTTAAATTTGATGCGTTTAAAGCAGTTAAATTAATATCACTTGTTAAAGCCATTGTGCCTGTTGTTGCAGGTAATGTAATTGTATTAGTTCCTGCTGCTGCTGGAGCTGATACTGTGATCACTCCACTTGTATCACCTGTTAATTTTATACTAGCCATTATTCATTTTCCCAAGTTAAAGTTTCTTCATTCCATGTGTAACGCCCATCATCATCTGGATAAGGTGTTGGTGCTTCCCAATGACAAGTAGTTTCATTTAAAGTCCATGATGGATAAGGTTGAGGTGCATAAAAAGCATCTTTTGTTTCGTCATATGTATGACCAACTCCAGCATAGTTTTTTCTAAAGTTACTATTGTATGAAGTCTGTACCCATACAGTAGTATTATCGTTATATAAGTTGTGTAAAAAAGTTATACCTAATGCTTCTTGTTCTTCATTATTTTCATCTAAAATATCTTCATTATTAACTACTATAACTTGAGTTACTATGTTATTTTCTATTTGTGTAAAATGTGCCATATATTATCCTTTTATTGGTATTGGTAACGAATGATAACAATACCTGAACCGCCTGCAGCACCATCAACCCTTGAACCGCCACCACCTCCACCACCACCAGTATTTGCTGTACCAGAACCAGGAGTTCCAGCGTTAGTACCAGCTCCGCCACCGCCATTACCACCAGCACCAACTGGACCAGCACCTTCAGGAGCACCACCTCCACCACCAGCTCTATATACTGAAGAACCTGAAATGCTTGAAGCTAATCCTACACCACCATCTCCACCACCAGAAGGTGTACCGTTAGTACCTACAGCACCAGCTCCGCCACCGCCACCTGTACCATAATAAGGTGCTGAATGACCAGCTGTTCCTCCTGCATTACCTTGACCTGCAGTACCAGCTGCACTACCAGATGTACTACCACCAGTACCACCACCTGAACCACCAACATTACCTAATGACATTGCACCACCACCACCACCACCAATTGAAGTGTATGATGAAAACACAGAATTAGCTCCGTTAGTACCTTTACCACTAATACCAACTCCACCAGCTCCGCCACCGCCAACAGTTATTGAATAGGATGTTTCAGAAACAGACAGACCTGTGGCAGTTAAATAACCACCTGCACCTGCTCCACCACCATGATACCCAGCACCACCACCTGCTCCACCTGCAACAACTAGGTAATCTACTGTACCAACATCTCCAAGTTGAGTTACTGCAAATGTACTAGAACCTGTAAATGAATGAACTTTAAAATCGCCATCAGTAGTTATAGTTCCACCTGTGGCAATCATAAAAGACTCACTATTTGTGCCTTGTAACATTCTAAAGCTAGTAAACATTAAGCGTACCCTGTTCCTGCTTGATTAGCATACCAATAAGTACCATCTGAAACAAATACATATATTTCTATTGCAGTTGCCGCTGTTGGTGCAGAACCACCATTCCACTTAATAGTTCCTCCCCAAGTAATTAGGTTAGCTCCAGAATGAATAATAGTGAATGATTTACCTGATGTTACAGTAGGCATAGTAATAGTCATTGTTCCAGAACAAGAATATAATGTACCATCATTATTTAAATCAGGTGTAAACGAACCAGTCTTGGTTGTTTTAGTTTCAGTAACTGCTTCTAAAGTAATATTACCTGTAAGAGTTCCTCCAGCTAAAGGTAGTTTAGTAGCATCTGCTGGTAAATTAGTTAGTTGAGAACCATCGCCTGAAATACCTGTTGAATTAATTGTAGCTCTTGTAGTACCGCCTGATTGTATTTGTACAATACCAGAAGTATCAGAAGTTAAAATTAATCCACTACTTGTATCTGCGTTTATTGTTGTTGCCATATTATACTACCACCCAGTTTTGACCAGAAGGAACAGTAACTGTGACACCACCTGCTACAGTAATTGGTCCAGCCGATATTCCATTATAATTAGTTTGAAGTGTTATATTTGTTGCGACTGTGTTTGAGTTTTGATATATACCATTAGAAGCAAGAGGTGCTGGAAATGATGTATTACCATCTGCATCTTTTGCTATTGCTTTACTTGCTGGATAAGTAGCAAACACATCACTTGTTCCAGATAAAG